GGATGGACTTCCCGGCCAGTTCCGTATTCTTTTTATTCATCTGGATCAGGGGCAAACTGGTCCAGGGTTGCCTGAAAATCTGGATCCAGTTCCAGGTAGCGCTCAAGGAATTCGGTGTTGGTGCAGGGGGCGAGTTCAGCGTGGACCGCCTCCCGGATGTCATCATTCATCAACTCCACGATCTGGTCCCAGTAGTTGTTGTAAGTTTTCATTTGGTGGCCCTCCTTTTTAGGATTATAGCATGGTTTCTCTGACTCGGTCAATGTCATTCTACCTCGTATCCGTTGGCGCCCATAAAATACTCACGGCCCAGGGTCGTTACAAACGCGCTGTCACAGTCTCCGTCTGTTTCGATCTCCATCGTGTAGACTGTGGCGGCGTGGCCGCCTGCAA